CCAGGGCGAATCCTGCACTCGGGTAGTGCTTCCCGGTGCGAAGCGTGCAGATGCTTCTCACCAGGTCTTTGTCGATGTGGCCTTCCTGTTCGGCCACTTCGAGAAGTATGCGTGCGATGCCGACGCGACGTTCGGTGGGTGGGTTCATGCTGATCGCACCGAACGCTTCGTCGGAGATGTCGCGTATCTCGGCGCGGAGGGTGTCGCCGATGGCTTTGAAGCGTTGCTTGAGTTCGGCGACGTCGGCGTCGGGTACGAGGTGTCCTTCGAGGGCGCTCACTTCTTCACCTTCTTCTGTTCGCGAAGTTCGGATTCAAGTTGACCGAGGCAGATGTTGACCGATGCCCACCATTTCTTCTGTTCGGGCGTCCACCGGTCTTTCGGCGTGGTGATGAGTTCGCGCAACTCGAAGAACACTGCCTGCACTCTCGGGATGGAGTGATTGACGTAGGACTTGACGGTTGACGGTGACGGCAGATTGGCGCTCACTTCTTGACCGCCTTCTTCTTGACCGCTGTTTTCTTCTTGACGGGCAGCGGGTCGGGGTCGGGCATGAACGGCGCGGAGTGCTCGGTCTCCAACTCGACGATGCGTGCGAGCAGGATGTCGAGCTGCGTTTCGTTCATGTCTGGGAGTTTCACGCCGGGTACGGGCCACGTCTTTTTCAACAGTTCGCGTGCGGCGACGGGCAGGTTGTAGATGCGGGCGAGCGCATCGCTTTGGTTGAGGTCGGCAGAGGCGGCGACTCCAGTTGTGGGCGGAACTCCGTCTGTGGCCGCCGCCTCCGCATGCACTTTGATGTGCAGGTCTTTGCGTTTCCGCCATGCGCGGACATCCATCGCCATCTTCGCGGCTTCCCACCCGGCGACGAGGTCAAGTTCGTAGAGGTCGAACTTGGCTTGCCCGGCTGGGAGGTGGATGATGACGCCGCGGGTCTTGTCGAGTTCGGGCATCGGTGTGCGTTCTTTGATGCGCCAGTCGTAGATGTATTCGGCGTTGGCGTACATCGCCATCTGGACTGCGATGGCGTTGATCGCGTACTCGATGTTGCCGGTCTTCAGGTCGAAGATTTGTTTGCGCTTACGGTTGCGGAATCGGGCGATGCGGTCCGCGGTACCTGCGTACTCGTACTTCTCGTTGACGAGCAGCACTTCGACGAGCCGCGGGTCGATGATGACGCCGTGTCGGGTGATGCCTGCAACGTATGCGTCGACATCGCCTTGGAGACCGGGGAGGATTGCTGGTTTCTGGCCGAGGTCGATCGCCTGCGTGAGTTGATGGAGTGCGGTGCCGATGTTCGCTTTGCTTGATGCACCTGCGGCTTCGATTGCCTGTTGCACGATGCGGTCGAGCGACTGCTTGTCATCGAGACATGTCGATGCGGCGACGAGTAGGTCGTTGCGGTGCACGAGACCTGTCGCAGTCATGCGACCCTTCCACGCGGTCAACGCACCTTCATCATCAAGACACTTCGCAATCGTGGTGACGCGGGTGAACGATGTTTCTTTACCGCTCGTGGTGATGATGCGGTAGCGACCCCATCGGTCTTTGGGTGCTTCGGCGGTCGTGAACTCGTCGGCGTTTGTCATTGGGCTGGCGGGCCTTTCCTTGTTGTGGGCTTATCGGGATTGCTGAGTACCTTAGCGGGACGGTGTGGGACGGTCAAGCATAGCGAGCAGCTCCGCCCACACCTTGGCGGGCATGACCGCATACCAGTCGTCAACGTCCTGGCTGCCGCGACGTTTCACGATCACGGTGCCGGTCCACGCTCTAGCGTTGCCCATTTCGTTGGCGAGCTCTTTCATGTAGCCAGCCAAGTCAATCTTCTTCTCCGCTTTGACTTCGATGCAGATGCCTGGCATGCCGTCGATGTCGCCACGGTCATCGGTCCAACCGGCACGACTGCGTTCGGCGTTCACCCATCCGTACTTTCGTAGCCATTTGGCTACTAAAAGCTCTGCCGCGTTGCCTTTGCGTTTATTTGGGTGAGCCATGAACCTTGAGCCTACGACGGCGACGCGCTTCTCGCGTTCGTTCCTTAGTAGTGAGTCCACCCCAAACACCGATCTCTTCGTTGGCGATGGCATGTTCAAGACACTCTATGCGCACCGGGCATCGGTTGCAGTACGTCTTGGCTTCGATGACGAGACGACGCACGCCTTCCTCAAAGAAGATGTCGCCTGAGACGCCGTAACAGAGTGCGTGTTCGTGCCACTTCGGTTTGCGTAGGACGAAGACGTTGTCTTCGTTCGACCAGTTAGCGATTGTTTCGGTCACGGCGCTTCAGCAACTCTCGGAGTTTGTCGGCGTCACGCTGCTGGAAGTATTGCGACCAGATGCGAACCGATTGGACGAAGCAGGCGATGAGCACGATACCGAAGACGTAGAGCTCCCACGTCGAGTAGGTGTCGTCGGGGTTCTCTGGTCCTGTCATCCAAAGTCCGATCCACGCGGCGGTGAAGCCGGTGAGTATCCATAGTTTGTGTGTCGGTTTCATTGTCCCTCCTTTGGGATAATCGCACCTTACGGCATCACGGTTGCAAACTGGTGGATGCCTTCCGCCAGGTCGTCCACTGCTTCCAGCCGCCAACCTGCCAGATGGCGAGGGCGGCCCGGGCGGAAGTGTGCGGGTCGAGCAGGTCTTCGCAGCGGGTCACTATTTGCATGGCTTGCAGATAACCGTCGGGCCAGTACCGGTTGGGTCGGCACCACGATTTCGTGTGGATTTGCCAGGCGGTCCATGACACCTGGTTGTCTCCGCGCACGGAGTTGAGGCAACGGGACTCGAAGTAGGTGACCGCTCCGACCATCGGCAACTCTGTTTCGGGCCAGCCGACCTCACGGGCGATGTCTATCCAGCCTGGGCAGGATTGCCCGTCAGCGACCTCCAGAGGCCGTCTCTGGGGTTCTGGGGCTTGGGTGGTGGTTGTGGTGGCTTTGGGCTTCTGCGGGGCTGTAATCGCGTCTGGTGCGGTCTGCGGGGCTTCTACCGCCAGCGCAGGCATCAGCCCGAGGAAGGCGGCGAGGGTAAGGATGAGGGCCGCTGTGGTGGTTCTCATGGTGTCTCCGTTCGTGGATGTGACCGCATCAGCCAAGGAGGAAACTGATGCGGGGCGGTCGACTCGTGACGCCCGCCGAGGCCGAGGACCTGCCGTCATCGAGCCTAGTGGACGCCTCCTTGGCTAATCCAAAGAAAACCCTACCTGAACTCGGTCCGGTTCAAGAGCTTCACTTTGACGACCATACCAATCGGGATGTGCACCACCGAATCGACCTGGTCGGTGTCTTCGATTCGAGTTTGGTAGAGGGTAATGTGGTCCGGGTTGCCGCCTTCTGCGGTGGGGATGAGCCAGCCGACCGAGTGGACGACTGCCGGCTTCTTGGCGATGTCCTCAATCAGCAGCCACCCGTTTTCTTCGCTGAAGGTGTCGTGCCAGGTGATAATGGCGAGTGTGCCGAACTCTTCTAGGCGAGCCATACGACGTACTCCGCTGTGACTCTGCCTCGTGCCGGATCAACGAAGTGCAGGCGTTGGGATGGTTTGCCGGTGGCTGCGACGAACTCCTTGGCGTACTCCGAGTCGCTCTCGATTGACCCTGTCACGAAGCATCGTCCACCGTTGGCAAGGGTCATGCAGATGTTCTGGTGAAAATGTCCTAGGTACCCGTCAGTGAAATCGGGTATGACGCCTGATGCCCAGGCGTTCATCTTTCGCATGATGCCGAACGCTGGCACGTTGCCGCCGAATGATTTGATTTCGTCGCCGTGCACGAGCAGCACCTTGTAGGCACCGATCTCGAACCGTTGATACCAGGAGTCCGAGTGTTGCCACGTGACGTCGAGGTCTTTGCATCGGTCTTGGGCGATGCGGTAGGCCATCCGGTCGGCGTTGTCTCCTCCGTAGGTTCCGTCGCCGTAGCGTCCGAGTCTGCCGTGGTTGCCCCACTCGCAGACGATGCGCAATGGTTTGGCGAAGTTCGCCTGCAACGTGCGTACCATCCGCTCGATGAGTCTGGCGGTCTCAAAGAGCTGCTCGAATAGGTGGGCTTCAATCTCCCAGACTTGAGACGGGAACACGTTTCCGCCGCCCTCGACCATGTCACCGCCGAACATGATGACGCATTCGTCAACCGGGTGATCGGCACGCTGAATCTCTGTCAACGCAATGACCTTCTCGGTGAACTCAGCGAGACGCTTGTCTGCGATTTGGATGCCGTATGACGAGGTCTTCTTGCCTAGTTGCCAGTCGGTCGTGTGAACCAGCGCAACCTCGTGCCCTTTGCGTCGCTTATCCACGGCAGGGCGCTTGACAGCGAGTCCTCTGCCGGAAGCCTTGGCTGCCTCATACGCCGCGGTGTAGACCGCGTTGACGAGGTCGTCGGTGCGCCGCTTGTTCGCCGCCGCTTCCTGCTGGGCTTTCTTGAGGAGCCGCTGGAGTTCGTCGAGTTCCCGCTGGTGGTCATACGCGGTCACTGTTCGGCCTGCTTCTGGATGTCAACACGTATCCGCTGGATCGCGGAATACGAGACACTGAAGCCCGACGATTTCACGACCCGTGTGATGACCGAAGTCGAGAACGATTTGTCAAGGCAGGCTTTCTGAAAGTCCTTCCAGCCTTCCTTGCCGAGATGTGCTTCCAATCTCGTCTCGGTTGACGTGACGTTAGGACGCTTTGCGGCCTCCGACCTTATTGCGTCGAACAACTCTCCCATTCCCTGTCTCCTTTATGTGCCACTCGAGGTGTGAATCCACCTTACCCTCGACCCGCTGGACCGTGGTGGATACCCGGTCGAGGGCATCCATGACCGCCCCGTGGTCCCGACGGTTCTCCTTACGGAACATGCTGAGCAGGGTCACGATGACGGTACCTACCGCCGCGACGACCGCGGAGATGACGAGGGCCCAGCCTTGGTCAAGCATCGGTCTTCGGTGGTGGGACGGTGCCGTTGCGGATGTGGGCGAAGCGGGTCTTGTATTCTTCGGCGTTGTCGGCGAACTTCGGTCCTATCTCGATGTGTAGCCAGTCGCCGCCGGGTGCCCCGGTGATCGCCTTCGACGTGTAGTCCTGCCAGGCTGCACGGTCACAACGCCATCCTCTGCCGTGCGGCTGCGGGAAGTAGTCGAGCACGCATTCGATGTGCAGATACCGCCAGTTGGCGAGCAGGATGTCGAGCGTCTGCAATGCATGCTTGCGGCCGTCAGCCTTGCCGAGTTTGCCGACCTTGCGGTACGACAGGTCGACTGCACGCCCGGTGGCGTGCACGCTCAACGATTCCTTGCCGCGCATGTTGCGCACCACCCAGGTGCCGTTGTTCCAGAGCGCACCGTCCGAGAGGGCCGCGACTTCGCGGACGAACTGCTCGAGCCCGGCACGCTTGCCGTTGGCAGCACCATCCTTGGTGCCGGTGTACGGGCGAGTCATCGCCTTACTTCTTCTTGACCGTTTTGCCGTTGCCGAACGCTTCCTTGATTTCATCCGCCGTCAAGTCTCCGTCGACCGAAGCGGCAGCGAGTTTCTGGATGACCTGCACGCACGCCATGATGCCCGACAGAATCGCCGCCTTGGCGACACTGACACCAATCACGGCACCACCGGCGATCGCTGGGAGTGCGTTGGCGAGGAAGAGGGAGAAGAGCCGCTGGCCGAGGTCGAGGGCTTTGGCGATGGTTGCGTTGGATTTGATGTTCACTTCAGGTGTCGTCACTGTTCTCTCCTCGTATGGTCAGCCACAAGTGTACCGAAACGACGATGAGCGTGACCAGAGAAGCCTGATAGAGAGTCGACCCGGTGAGGGTGAGGAGCACCATTGCGGTGCCTGCCCACGTCCACACGTTCTCAATCAGATACTCACGCCATTTCATTGTCGTCTCCTGGTCACCGGGGCGACCACCGTCAACAACACGATTGCGTTGACGGTCTTGCGTTGTTCTTCGGTTATGCGTGACCCGTCAGGAAGCCACGACGCCTTGCATTCGTAAGCCGTGCCGTATCGTGCGTCGAGTTCTACCTCGCGGCATTCGAGCGGTTGAGCGTTCGCCTGGGATGCGAACAGGACGATGAGCAGGGCGGGTAGAGCTGCGAAGGCTCTACGCTTCATCCACTTCTACAGGCGGTGCGATGAATGTGTCGGTATCCGAATCGTATGTCCAGCCGATGCCGGGATACGCGGCCCGAAAGTTGCCGTGGTAGGAGCACTGCAACCATTGGCCTGCGAGACCTAGCGAAGCGATGAATGCTTGACCGACGGGTTCACTCTCAGGGAAGTCGCCGCCGCCACAATCAGCATTGTTGATTACGTTGACTTCTTGGACAATCCCATTTTCAATGCGTGCAAAGTGTGCCATTAGATACCTACCAGGTGATGCTTCCATTGCCGGTGAATGTGTAAACGGTGTAAGCACCCGTCGTGCTTGACGTTGGGCTTCCTGTCGTTGATGCGGCAGGTGTGGTACTTCTCACGATGACGATGCCTGAGCCGCCAGCCTTGCCTGATGTTGATGTTGCGTGACCGCCTGAGCCGCCACCACCAGTATTCGTAGAACCTGCGCTACCAGCATTGCCACCGCCGCCCGTGCCACCCGTAGCGGTTGATGTTGCGAAGCGTGAACCACCTGCGCCGCCACCAGCGTAAGTTGCTGATGAGCCTGTGATGCTTGTGCTTTGACCGTTGCCGCCGTTGCCACCTGTGCTTGATGATGCGTTGATAGATGCCGCCGCCGCACCAGCACCGCCACCGCCACCGTGACTTTCGTTGCCTGTACCTGCACCTGCCGCCGCATTGCCACCTGCGTATCCCTGACCCGTGATACCAGTACCTTCCGTACCAATGCCAGACCCCACACCACCAGCACCTGAGCCACCGAAGTTCCCTGCGCCAGACCCTTGACTGCCACCGCCACCGCCGACAGAAGTAATCTGACCGAATACCGATACTGAACCAGAAGTAGCCGCCGCACCACCACCACCGACAGTCACCGTGTAGGCAGTTCCTTTGACTGCGTAATACTTCGCTTCTGCCGAAGCACCGCCACCAGAAGTAGCACCAGTGACATTCGTGCGAAAGCCACCAGCACCACCACCGTTGCCTTGCGCATTCGACTGACCGCCGCCACCACCAGCGACTACGACGTATTCAACTTCTACAAGGTTGCCGCCGCCACCGCGAAAAAAGATTGCTGCTGACGCGCTGGTGAAATAAACGACTCCGCCCTCCCATTGCGCCAATGTCGGTGCCGTACCAGCCGAAGAGTTCAGAGTCAGACCCGTACCAGCGACCAGGCTGATCGTGCCCGAACCGATCGAGTGAACCCACACTGCGTCACCGGCGTTGAACGTCGAGTTCGGGATGGTGACGGTTCCAGCGGAACCCATGTTCATCACTTCGCGTGTGCCTTTGTCGGCGGCCACAAGCGTGTAGTTCGCGGTCTGCGTGGTGACCGACAGGTTGTAGTCGTTCGCCTGAAGGTCGTTCATTTGCTGACTGGTCAGCGTCTGCCCACTTGAAAACGTTTGCTTGGCCATACGGGTGCTTATCCTAGCCCAACGTCGGTGTCGTCAAGAGCAGAAGTATCGAGGATGAACAAGGTGAGCAGTTGAGCCTGGCCGAGACCGAGGGTCATGGTGTGGCTGTTGGGTGTGATGTTGTGGGTGATCTGCTCCACGTACATCGTCTTCTGGACGGTGGTGGGTGAGCCGACGGTGAAACTCTTGGTCACCGACACCAGGTCGCCTATCTCGAGCGTGGAGACGGCTTGGGCGTTCGCGGCCGACAGCCCGTTGAGCACGATGCTGATTTCGTTGAAGCGGAATACCGGGTCTTTGTATTTGTCGCGCAGGTTCTGGGCGAGCGTGGTGCCTGCTGCGAGGTCGTTCAATGGCACGTCGTTGAGGCTCAAGGTTTGGATGCCGAACTCGGATTGTGATGTCGAATCGGATGCGGTCGCCAGAGCGAGACCTTGCACACCGATTTGGATGTTGTTGTAGAGGGTTTCGACTCCGTAGCCGACGGACAACGCCTGGTATGGGATGGCGGTTCCGCCTGCGTCTCCGAAACTCAAGGTTGCGGTGCCGAATGTGAAATCGACGGTCGGCTGGAACGTCGCCGTGCCACCACGAGACACAAAGAAGCGGCCGTCTTCGGCGATGACGACCGCGTCGATGGCGGCTTTGACGTTGTCGTTGTCGTCGTAGGCGACGGTGCCGCACGTGAAGTTGCCGGTCGTGATGCTGCGGGTCGCGGTCGAGTAGGAGACTTCGGGCCGGTCGAGGATTGCCGACACCCGGGCGGAGGTCAACTGGCTGGACGGGTTGAAGGCTTTGAGGTTGGTGCGTGCGAGCTGCGCGAGGTCGTCTACTAGCGAGATGACGGCACGGGAAATCTTCGGCTGCTCGTACTCGATGTCCAAGTCCTGCACACGGCCGACGAAGAGCGGCTCGTCACCTGCGGTGCCACCGTAGATTTGGGCGTAGCGCATCGGTGCGATGCCGTACCCCGATTCGACATAGGGCGACGCCGTGTTGGACGGGTCGAAGGAGCGTTGTGATGCCTGGTCGTCGAGCACGAGGCTGGCTTGACCGACGGGCATTTGCGACAACTGGTCCGGTCGCCCGCGACGAATGCTGACCGACAGCACGTACTCGGTGACGTCAGCGAAATCCACAGTCCCGTCCAGCACGTTCGTGCCGTCGAGCTGCGAGGAGTCGAGTTGAAACTCGTTCTGCAGCAGCCCGGTGTCCAGCAGCACCTTGTAGGTTTGGCCCCACTTGGCGGTCTTGGCCATCGGCTACACCGCCACGTACTGCGACAGAGGCCCCGACACCCGCGTGTATTGACGCAACACGTCCACGATCTCCTGCCCGACCTGCGAACCAGACGTACCCATACCTGCATTCACCGTCACGTTCACGACCACACCGCCGCCACCGACCCGATTGTTCGGGATGATGGTCCCGGTTGACGACGGCACGAACAACTCGGGTCCACGCTCACCAACCATGTACGGGCGGCCACCGATTACCGGGCCACCGAACGCACGCCCAGGCACACCAGACGCAGCCACACGCTGCTCCTTGCGGCTCAGACGCAGCTGCTCTTCGGCTTCACGCAACGCATCGGTCGCCTTGGCTGCAGCCTCCCGCTGGTCACGCAACGAACGTGCCGCGGAAGCCTGGTCCTCTTCTGCCTTCACGATGTCGGCCGACAACTTCACGTATTCGGCATCCGTCTCACGGATACCCTCCACGATCTTGCGATACTCCTCGTTCTGCTCGTTCAACTTCTCCACCGCCAACGTCTGACGGTCGATGGCATCCTGCACCGCGGTCTTGGCATCCTGCAAATCGCGTTCAGCCTCAGCCAACTGCTCCGCGGTCGCCCCGGTGGCACGAACCGCGATCAACTCGCGTTCGGATTCACCGACGTCACGAATCGCGTCACGCAACCCGAACTTCGCCGCAGCCAACGCCAACTCCGCCCGACGCTTCTCAATCGGCGAAGCCTCCGGGTCCTTCAACGTTTCGGCAAGTTCCTTCTCCGCTTCGCTGACACGCAGCGTCGCCTCCTCGACATTGAGCTTCGATTTCTCTAGACCAAACTCGGCGTCGGTCACCTTCTCAGGGTCGGCCTTCAATGCACGCAAATCCGCCAGACGCTTCTCCGCCTCGGTCACCCGCGACAATGCGTCGCTGACCGCCGTGTTGGCACGCTGCACGTCACGCTGCGCCGAAGCCAGGGCACGTGTTGCCAACACACCTTCCCTCGAATCCTTACCGTAGCCGCGAATCGCCTGAGCCAGACGTTCCTTGGCTTGGGTCACACCTTCGTCGGCGAGTTGCATCCGCTTGGTGGCATCGGTCAACGATTCCTGCGAGTTGCGTTCGCGTATCTGGGCATCCGCCAACGACTGCGTCGCAGATTTCACTTTCTCCTTGGCTTCCCGAAGCACGTCGATTGCCGACTTGGCTGCACCAGACTTCTTCGTCAACTTGTCGATGTTGGAGTTCCATTTGTCGATTGCGTCAGCCGAAGCGAGTCGTGCACGTGCCTCGTTGTTGTGCGCAACCTTGATGTCCGCCAAGGCACCGGTGTTCTTGAACGAGAAAAACGACGTCTTGTTCAGATTTTCATTCAACGTCTCCTGTGAAGCGATGGTCAGGTTGACTGCCCCGCGATAACGGTCGATGGCGTCCTTCAAGTCTTGGTATGCCCGGCTCGTCGGATCGGTGACCGCAAGTTGTTTCTCGAGTGCGGTGACGATTGCCGCCGCCTTCTGCGGGTCTTGGTCGAGGAACGCACGGAACGCCTCATCGGCCGCCTCAATCGTGACCTTGTTGCCATCCATCACGAACTGGAAATCACGACCGAACTCTTGGATGACGTCCTTCAGACGGAACTGATCCTGAATCGCCCTGGCTGCCGCAGCGAACTGCTCGACGACCGCCTTCGGGTCTTCCTCACCAGCCTTGCGGAACTGGTTGATGGCGACCGTGGTTCTCTTGACTGCGTCCTCAACCTTGCCCGAGGCATTGGTGACTTCATTGAGGACCGTAAAGATGCCTTGTGCTGCGGCAAGTACCGCGAATCCTTTGCCGAGGCTTTGGACTGCGACGCCGAGTTTGGTCATCTGACCTTCGGCGTTCTTCATCGTCAGGATGCCTTTGAGGAACTCGTCGTTCATCAACCGCTTCTGGAATGCGGCAATCTTCAGGTATCCGGCCAGGGCGAGGATTGCCGCCGAGAGCAGACCGAGAGCCCCGAGGAAGATGCCGACCGTCGTCGAGTTCTGCGCCAAGACGTTCGCCACCGACGCCAATACCTGGGCGAAAGTGCTGAACAGCGGCAGCAGAATCTTGCCGAGGTCTTCCTGCAGTTTGCCGAGGGAGTTGCGGAACGCCTGCAGTTGTCCTTCGGTGGTGTTGCGTAGCGAGGCGTTGAATCCGCCGTAGGTGGAGTTGAGTACGCCGACGAGGGCTGCGGCACGTTCGGCTTCGGTGCCGTTGGAAATCAGGTCCTTGGTGACGTCATCGAGTGTGAAGCCGACGCGGGTCAATGCACCGAACTGGCCGTTCAACGCCTGGGCGAGACCGTTGGTTGCCGACTTGAAATCTTCTGCGGTCGCCGACGCGCCTTTCTCGGCGACGACATAGTCGACGATTGCCGGGGTCAGTTTCTCGATCGTGGCTGCCTGCAGGTCAAACGTGGCAAGTTGTGATTGCAGGACGGTGATGTTGCCACCTGCGACGACGCCGACCTGCTCGAGCGCGTCGGCTTGGGCGTTGAGTGCGTCGACTTGTTCGCTGGTTGCCTTACCAGTGGTGAGCAGGATTTGTCGCAGGCGATTCTGTGCGGATTCGTTCTCCGCCGCAGCCTTGACCGCCAATCCCGCCCCGGCGACCAGACCGCCGAACACGCCCGCGGCGGCGGTCGTCATCAACTTGAAGGTGGGCATCATCTTCAAGAGTTTTTCGTTGGCGACGCCGAACGTCTTTTCGGTTTCGCCGCGCACCGCCTGGAAGTCGGAAATCAAACCCTTGGAATCGGCGAGAAGCTTGACGACGAACTCGCGTGTGACGGCCATGACGACCGATTCTACTCAGTCAAGAACCCACGACTTTCGGAGTTCCCGGAACTCCTCCAACAGTTGCGCGGCAATCTGCGGTTGAGTCAGACCGTTGAACCGTGACAAATCCTGCGGTTCATGCCACCACGATTCGGGTCGCCAATGTTCGTTGCTCGAGTTGTGTTGCTCGATGGTCCGCGGGTTGCGGTACTTGGTGAGGTGACGCGACACGAACCGTTCAGGTATCTGCGGATCGAGGAACGCACCGTGCTGCTGCCTGAAACCGGGCGTCGCACCAGGGCGATGCTGCGGACGGTAGAAGATGCGGGCAGGGTCCTTGGTCTGCGGGTCACCTACGACGTTGATACGCTCAAGCAACTGCACCCACACCTCGCTCCACATGTGCCCCGGCACGGGTTTGGCGAGCGGCAGCACCAAGTGCCAGTGCTCGTCATCGGGCTGATGCGACCATGTGGTGTAGGCGAGGTACTCGAGCCCATCGAGTTTGGCGTAGTCGAATGATTCGCCGTCCATGTCGACGACGAGACACGTCACGTTCTTGACGTTGCGGTTGCCTCTGGTCGACAGGTGGTAGTACTCGACGGGTGACCAGAGGTCGCGTTTTGTCTTGTCGACGTTCGGCAAACTGATCGTCAGCAACGATTGCAGCCCGAGCCACGAGATGGCGAACTGCTTTGGGTGGATGGTCTTGAGGTCGTCGAACTTGACTGCCTTGATTTCAGTAGGCATGGCGGGCCTCCTACGGTCACCCTAGCGTCACGTCGCGCCCTTGGCAAGCTCCTTCAATACGCGCTCGATGGCATCGGAGTATTCCTGAACGATGTACGACTTGTTGTCTCGGACGGCCTGCCAGAAGAAGTAGCCCTGGCGGCCGCGGTGACGGAGGAACTGTTGCGTGGTCTTGCGTGCCCTACCGCCGAACTCGGCTCCGTAGAACACGTCGCCGTAGGTGACCTTGCGGTCGAAGCCTTTGATGCCAGCCGATGCCAGTCCGGGACCGAGCCTGCCTCGACCACGTTTGCGGTTGCTCCGTGACTTTGACGGATACAGCTTGTTGTGATCGAGTTTGATGGTCGGGATGCGGTCACGCCGGGCACGCAACCCGTTCACCACGACCTGAGCCTGCGAACGGCCCGAAGTGTTGTTCCTGCCGTGCGGAGGCTGGGCGGCAGCGTTCTTCTTGGCGTCGTCCACTACCTTCTGCGCCACGTCTTCTGCGGCCTTGCGCATCGCCTTGTCGAAGTCTGGAATCGCCTGCGATGCGGCACGCAGAAACTCCATCAACCCTGGAGCGGCGAACGATACGTCACCGGCACGCCCGGCTGCTATCCGCGTGCCGCTCGATACCTTTGCCATGTCACCGATTGTAGGGCGTGTTCGGATTCTGCTTCACGTGACGCCAATACAGATACTTCTGCATCGTCCACAACATTCGGGGTGATTCAGTCAGCAACACCGACGGCGCGATGCCGGTCTCGCACGCCAAATAGGCGATCAACCAGTGGGCTGACTGCTCTCCAAAGGGAGGATCACGTTGTCCTCGGCGTCACCCAACGAGATGTTCTCGACACCTTCCAACCACGAGTCGAAATCCAGTTGGTGCAGTTTGTTGCGTTTCTCGCAATGCCACGCCAGCCAAGCCAAGTCGCGCACCTTCATGTCGTCTTCGACTTTGGACATCGAGACGTTGTGCGCTTCTTCGTATTTGACCAAGTCTGGGAATGCGACGACGGCGACACGTTTTGTGCCATCGGTTCCGTGAACGGTCAACCCGAGTTTCATTGCCTAGCTCCTTGTGTTGTTGGGTTAGATCAGACGGCTTTGGTGATTGCGCCCGAGATTGGGAACGTCACGTCGGCGGTGGCGAGTTCGCCGACCGCACCGTTGACCGGAGTCCATTCGGTGACGAGAACCGAGAATGTGTACGACGGGTTTGCCGACGAAGCGGCAGCGGTGCCGTTCGGCTTGATGACGCAGGTGACTGCGGTCGAGCCGACGAGCGGGAAGAAGATTCCGTCGATGGCGTTGTAGTCGTTGTGCACGCTGAAGGTCACCGAGTTGTCGATGAGACCAGAGACGCGGGTCTGTGCGGTCGATCCGAATGCGGTGGTGGACACTTCGGCAGCGGTGGTCGACAGCGTCACCGACGCGACGTTCGCTGAGATATCGGTTCCGTTGAACACGATGTTCGCGTCTTTGAGGACCAGCTTTGCCATGATTACTTGTCTCCTGCCTTATCGGCCTTTGAGGGTTTCGGTTGTTCTTGCACCGGTGTGAGGACACCAGCTTCAATCAACAACTCTACATTGTCGATTCCGCTGCCGTCCACAAATCCACCCGGCTGAACGCCAGTCACAGGGAACGGTCCGGATACCAGGTACTTTGCCATGCTCTAAGCGTACACCACGACCTTGAAATCGACAGCCAGATACAGGGTGTCGTTGGCGTCAATGTTGGTGAGGTTCTCCGCCCCGTTGACGATGAGGTCGTCGCATACACCGCCGAGCGTGCGGTCGGCTTCGATGGCGGCACGCAGCGACTTGGCCCCATCCCACGACATGTATTGGTCGAGTTGGTCCTGGGCGGTTCGTTCCGATGCCCGGTTGACGACGAGCGTGACGGTGAAGTTCATGACCACACCACCCGCCGCCATGCCGGTCTGGTGGTAGGTGATGGTGTCGAGCGTCGGCCACGCGAACGGCGGGTTCACCTGATCGGGCTGGTAGTCGAACGCACGCAAACCTGAGACGGTGTTGATGGCGGTCTTCAGACCGTCCTTGACTTGGCTGATCGTGGCTGGCATCAGGCGAACATCCGCATGCGTCGATACGGCTCGACGAGCTGAGCCATGTCAGGGTCGAGGAATCGAGACACACGGATAGCACCAAGGTCGCCGAACCCGGCGACACCGAGCGGCGAATCGTACCGCTTGAAGATGCGCGACGACTGGATGATGCACGCCTGCATAATCGGGTCGGGCACCGCCGCCCAACCCCACGCCGCCGTCACCTGCACCAACGCCTGCTCACCATAGTTCGCGTTCACCGTCGGGAACAGATAGTTGCCGATTGCACGCAACTTGTCGTATGACCAGGTGAGCCCGTCAAGCACGCCGTTCAACGGTTCGAGCTGCACGTCGGTGGATGCCCAGGTGGTGTCGAAGTTGCCGTCGGCGAACGAGGAGGTCTTCAAGACGAAACCTGTCGTGGTGTAGAAGTCGTCAACGTCGCAGACGTATTCGGTGTTCGCCTGGAACACTCGCGGGGTTGCCGATGCGGCAGCCCAGAACTGGCGGTTGCAATACCCGTCAATCAGCCGGGAGGCGGCACCGATGCAGTTGTCAATCAGGACATCGTCAACGGTGTCCGCGGTGCCGATTCGTAGCGCCGCCTTTACCTCGTTGCGGGTCGCGTAGCCGTTGGTGATTGCCATGACGGGTCAATCCTACTCTTCGTTCAACCCAGCGATTCCAACAACGCATGAACCTCACTGATGAAGATGTATCGCTGCCTGGCAATCTGCCGACGATACGGAGCCTGCCAATCCGAAGCATCAGCCCAATCCTCACGCACCGACTCGAACTTGCGGTTCGCCTCCGCCAACGACTCGAACTTGAACTCGTCACCGATCGGCATGTCCTCCGACAATCTGGCCGACCCGTTCAACACCGACAACACCACACACCCAGCCAACGCCGCCTCACGAGGCGGACGGTCACGCCCAGGATGGCGACCGAAGTCGATGTAAAAACCCGACGACCGCAACACTCCTGCCACCCCGAGACGGTCCAACCCGCGCAACTCAACGAACTCCACGTCAGGATTCGACGCCATGAACGGGCGCATCAACCCGGCATCCTTCGCCGGATTCACCACCACCCGATCACCACGAACCTGCTCAGATTCGGCGACCTCCACCCAATCCGTCAACATCATGCACTTGCCAGTCATCTTCCAGCGGACATGACGCCAGGCATACTCCGACTGGCACAGATGCAGACCGATACCTGACAGGTCTGTCTGGCCGTGCGAACCGAAGTTGTCGACACTCAACCACCACAACGCACACCGATTCCTCGGAAACCACTGCGACAACTCGGGCCAAATCTCAGGCAACACAATCAACGCATCCGACGGCACCTGATTCATTTCGATCACCGGACAGTTGTAGCGGCGATACGGCTCAGGAATCGTCGCGTGGGGCTGATACAGAATCGCAGCCGACCCCGGCTGAATCTCGTTGGCCACCGAAACCAACTGATGCTGAGCCTCGGGGCCGCCGGTCACCGCCCCACCGGGGCACACCACGACGAGCTTCACGGCTTCGCCGACCGTTCACGAATCAAAGCCAACACGTGCTCATCATCCTTCTGGGCGTCGGTCGGCGCATACCTGGCGCGATACCGCTCCACGGCATCGTCCGTCAACGGCGACACATAGTAGGTCGCCAGCGTCTTACGACGAATCGAATCCACACCGTCGATTGGTTGAGGGAAACCGTGCCAAGAACCGGGCGACGTCACGAACAGAATCATCCGATTGAACTTCGACCTGACCCGCTGCACCATCTCCTCCGGCTGTTCACCACCTGACCAGAACTCGAGGTCGCCACCGAAGTCCTGCTGCCACATCGGCTCGACGTGGAAGATGGCGTTGATGCGCCGCTCGAGCCCGAGTTTCGGATGAATCGAATAGTCCTGATGCACGTTGAGCTTGTCGCCGTTGTGCGACACGTGCACACCGCCACCATGCAAACCGATGTCCGACTGCAACCGCTGGATGCCGAACATCTTGCCGATTTCCTCGGTGACCTGCGGAGACAGCATGGCCGTGAAATACGAATACAGATGCGGCCCAAACTGGTCCCACTGGTTGCACACCGATTTCTTCTCCAACGGGTTGTCGTACCTGAACCACGATTGCAGTCGATCAACTTCGTGCGACAAACCGTGAACGAACTCCGAATGAAACGGGTAGTCAACGATGAGATGCGGGAAGGGATTGGTCAGCGAAACCGTTTCCTCGAACCGCAACGAATCAACGATTGAGCCGATTATTTCGTCGACGGGAATGAGCACCGACGCCTCCTCGCCAAATCAAACCTGCCCGCGTTGACCATGTTCTGGGCAACCTTGAACCGGTGGTAGGTCGCCGACTGCGGGAAGATGACGTCACGATTCCAGTTGAACAACGCCTGATCCGAATGGATGGTGGAGGAGTTGTCGTGTCTCACCTTTGCGGTCCCTTGAACCACGTCGACGCCCAACGCATCGCAACGAAACATGTAGTCGTTGTCGTCGAAATAGCAGGGATGGAAGTTGTCGTCGAACAATCCGACCTTCTGCACGACCTCGTCACCGATGGTGAACGCGGTCCAAGGCGGAGCAGCATCAGCCAACACCACCGCATCACGTCTGGCTTCCATCTCAAATGTCGCCAGAGCGTTCGGCTCAAACACGTTGTCATTGCCTGAGATGAGCCACCATGGCGATTGCTGGGTGGCGATGATGCCGAAGTTCCAAGACGTACAGCAGCCGAGATTGTCGGGCACCGTCCACACGTAGGTTTCCTTGACCCAATGAGATTCGATTGGCGGACACTTCTTGCCGTTATCGATAATGAGCAGACGCCCGATGGGATGGTCTATCGACTCGACGAGCCGTGAGAGAAAATCGTATCGGTTCAGGATTGGGACGATGAGGACCGGCACCATGCCACAATCTCCTTGAGAGCAGGCTTCCAATACTTCTCGTACACGAGGTCGGCGTCGTATTGCTTGGCGAACTCAACCGCCTTCTGCGACACGCCACGATTGTTCTTCGCCTCATTCAACGCCGACATGATGCTCGGCACGTTCGGCGTGATGAACCACGACAGCTGCGCCGCATCCCAGAACGGTTGACCCTCCGCCAACCAGCCGTCACCGAGCAGCTCAGGCTGAGCGGTGAAGTTCGAGACGATGACTCGCGTCCCGCACGCCTGGGCTTCGATTACGGGGATGCCGAACCCTTCACCCATGCTGGTCGCCAGAAGCACGTCAGCGGCGCTGTAGAGGGCCGCCAGAGCGTTCTGAGGGTATCCCATGCGGTACATGTACGGGTCGGCGAACTTGACGCGCTCAGGCTCAATACCGCACGCCCTGAGCAGCACCGTCAGGTTGATGCCACCCATCGACGGGGTTTCGTCGGTGTGCATGTAGAGAACCGCATCAGGGTTGTTTCTGGCGAACATCCCGAACGCCATCAGGTTCTCGGCGAACGCCTTGCGCGGCGGATGCACACCCTTGTTGGCGGCCGTCATCATGACGACGAAACGGTCGTCTCCCCAACCCATCAACTGTCGCCCGGTCATCTTCTTGCCCGACGTGTCCACGATGTGCGGCGTCGGCTTGAACACCGGCTCGATTCCGTGCGGAACATAGACGCTGCGCACACCGACGTTCTCCAACATCTTCTGCCCGAACTTCGACATCGCAATCGGCATCACATTGGGTTTCATGCACCAGTTGACGACATCAGGCGGACATGGAGAATGGTCGATCGGCACCCACGACGCAATGTTCGGTATCTTCTCGAGGTTCGGAGCCTTCAACACCCAGACATCGAACAGGGTGATGAGCAGTTTTACTAGGTCCGTCGACTGCGTCCACTCTTGCCAGTGCGCGGCGATGATGTCGTCCGAGTAGTTGCTGAGCCCCGCCGGGTAGATTTTGATTCCGTTCCAGTTTGACGACGCGCCGTGGAGCCCGTAGTTCGAGTGGACCGCGACTTCGTGCCCGTCTTTGATGAGCCTTTGGACCGCTTGCTGGGTTTGCTGTCCGTAGCCCGTTCCTGCCCACGGGGCGTTCGAGTACCAGAGCGCTCTGATGCGGTCCGCGGGTCGAACACGGACTCCTCCAACTCGTGCGCCACGCCCAGCTGCAAGAGCAGGATCGCCGTCGGTTCCGGCAAATCCATCGGCACGTCCTTGATGATTACTTTCATTCACAGAGACCTCCTTTGCAGGTCAACTCAACACTAGCCCATAAAAGTTCAAGCGGCCCGGCACCACCCTGCGTTTGGGTGCCGGACCGCTCGACTTGTTTGTCCCCGTCAAGGGACTTCAGTCAACGACTATCAGCTGTTGTTGATGAAGTATTTGACGTGGCTCGTTTGCGGCAGGTTGCCGTCCACGCGCATCGTGGCGCGGAACGTGACGAGGTCCGCATTGAATGCGTAGTCGTCGCTGCGATCGAGGCGCAGGCCGCCGGCCTGACGCACGTAGTAGCTGGGGAGGTGGCCGAAGATGACCGACTTGGCGGCAGATGCCTGCGACGCCATGGCCGGGTTCTCGTACACCGGGAAGTTCAACAGCTGGTCGTTGCCATCTGCCAGCGCGGGGCTGAAGATGTAGAAACCAGCGGTGTCCTTCAACTTGCGGACTGCACCGAGCGAAGCGGTGTTCATCATCCAGCCGACGCCAGGCAGACGACGCGCTGCGCCGTCCAGGCTGTACGCCAGGTCGATGAGGTTGTCCGCGGTGAACAAGCCACCAGCGGTCGTGCCGAGCACACCTGAGCCAGCGGCGGCCACGATGCCCTTGGGCTTGTTCGTGCCGTTGCCGGTGGTGAGGTCGGTGTTGACCGCGTAGCCGATGGCGTTGCCGGTCTGCTCTGCGAGGAAGGCGAGGATGTCCACGCCCGAGTCCTCGATGAGTTCACGCGACAGTTGCACCAGGAACGAATACTTGTACGCGCTCAAGGTGATGAAGCTGTTGAAGCCGGGGTCCGACTCGCCGATCGCGGTGCCTTCACCAGTGACCGTGCCGGTCGACCAGGAAGCCTGCGATGGGATTTGGAGGTTCTCGCCACCAGCGGTGCGCAGCACCGTCGAGGTGTCGAGCATCGGGCCGACGAGACGAGCCTGCATGATGACCTGGTCGTAGAACGACGTCGGCACCGGTGCACCCGTCGAAGTCTTCACGACATCGCGAGTCTCGAAGGTGAACGAACGGGTCTCGCCACGAGCCATCGAACGGATGACGTCGACGTCGCTAGCGACAGCCTTCTGGGTCGGACGAACCTGACCAGCGATCTCGCGGGTGGCCGCTTCAATCTTGGCCTCGCGCTCGGCATCAGCCTTCAAGGCTT